TCGGGAGTGGGCTTCAATATCGATTGCTTGCTTTGGATAGAGAAGAACTTCCCGAATGATTTAAGTATTATTTACAAGACATTCCCGATGGCAGAACGTGTCCTTTGGGAGTATCACAAAAAAGAAGCAGGCGACAATTAGAGAACATTCAAACATGGAACTATCAAAATACATCAAGAGCGAATCGGCAGAGCTCAAACGCTCCGCCATTCATTTTGCGGACTACAACCCACGCAAGCTCTCCGAAGAGGCGCGCAAGACACTCAAGCGCGGCATCAAGAAGTACGGCATGGTGGGAGGTATCGTAGTGAACAAGCGCACGGGCTTCACCGTAGTGAGCGGACATCAGCGTCTGACGGTAATGGACGAGCTGCAGAAATTCCCCGAGACGGACTACCTCATAAGGGTGGACGTCATCGATGTGGACCAGACGCAGGAGAAGGAGCTGAACATCCTCATGAACAATCCCAACGCACAAGGTCAATGGGATTACGATGCGCTGGCACGTCTTGTCCCCGACATCGACTACAAGGACGCAGGACTGACGGAGGCCGACCTTAACATGATAGGTGTCGACTATCTTCTGCAGACAGAGCAGGAGAACAACCTTGCTGACGCTTTTGGTGAGATGATGGCTCCCGTTGAAGAGGACCACAAGAAAGAGGTAGCCGAGCGCCAGGCAGAGCGACTCGCAAAGACGCAGCACATGAAGGATGTAAAGGAGCAGGTCAAGCAGCAGTCCGCAGAGACCGTAAAGGACATGGACGCATACTTCATGCTCTCCTTCGACAACTTCGAAAACAAGAGAGTCTTCATGGAGCGCTTCGGCTTCTCTCCTTATGATAAGTTCATCAAGGGTGAGGTGTTTGACAGTATGTGTGAGAGAATATACGAGGAGGATGAATAATGGCACGACCACCGAAATATGACTATGACGACGACAAGTTCTACCTTGACATCTTCGAGGCAGCGGTGCGAGGCATGAACGATGCAGAGATAGCCGACGAGATGAACCTCTCTCCGGCGGTGTTCTACTGCATGACGAACGGCAACTATGACGGATGGAGCGAGGAAGAAAACGCAAGACGTTCCGAGCGTTTATCTAATGTCTTAGCGCACGGGCGCAGGAAAACCAACTCCATCGTGCGGGGCGCATACCTTAAAGCTGCCCTTGGCGGCAAGAAGGTAAAGGATGTCTCCACCACAACGCGTAAGCTTCGTGACAACAACGGCAACCTTACCGATACGGAAGAGGTGAGCACCACGACGGTAGAGCGTGAGCTTCCTCCCAACATGCAGGCTCTTGCCACATGGCTCTACCATCACGATGAAGAGTGGCGCAGGATACAGAAGGGCGAGGACGACAACGACATTCCGCAGAATGTCACCGACGGTATCCCTATTGAAAAATGGATTAACGACCAGATGAAATGATAAGACCACAAGACGTATACACTCCTCTTTACGAGAACAAGGACAAGTTCGTCATTCTCGTTACGGGCGGACGTGCAAGCGGCAAATCCTTCAACGCTTCCACGTTCATTGAGCGTCTTACCTTCGAGGCAAGAAACAAGATAGTCCATCAGATTCTCTATACACGATACACAATGACCTCCGCAGCGATGTCTATCATCCCCGAGATGCTGGAGAAGATAGAGAACGACGGAACATCGAAATACTTCAAGACAACAAAGCAGGATATTGTAAACCTCTCTACCAAGAGCAGGATAATGTTCCGAGGCATACGTACATCTTCGGGTAATCAGACGGCCAAGCTCAAGTCCATCCAGGGACTTACGACCTTTGTCTGCGATGAGGCCGAGGAGTTCACCAGTGAGACGGACTACGACAAGATTATGCTCTCCATCCGTCAGAAGGGTATACAGAACCGCATCATCATCATCATGAACCCGTGCGACAGTAATCACTTCATCTACAAGAAATACATCGAGAATACTCACAAGATAGTCTATTACGACGGAGTACCGGTGCAGATAAGCACCCACCCCAACGTGCTGCACGTGCATACTACCTATCTTGACAATATAGACAACCTCTCTCCCGAGTTCCTCAAGGAAATCGAGGACATGAAAAAGAACAACCCCGACAAGTACGCACATACCGTCATCGGCAGATGGGATGACGTGGCCGAGGGTGCTATCTTCAAAAAGTGGGGCATTGCCAAGCAGTTCCCCCGCGAATGCGAGAAGATAGCCCTGGGTATGGACTTCGGATACACCAATGACGTGACGGCTATCGTCAAGTGCGGGGTAATAGGAAACGATCTCTACATCGATGAATTGTGTTACAGAACATATATGCTTACCAAGGATATTGTCGCAACCCTCAAGCCCTTTGCTGGGCTGAAGGTCATTGCCGACTCCGCAGACCCCCGTCTTATTGACGAGATACACAATGCCGGCATAAGAATCTATGCAGTCGAGAAGGGAGCGGGCTCAATCATTGCGGGAATAGAGAAGATGAAGGATTTCGACAATATCTTTGTCACCGAGCGCTCCTACAACATGATGAAGGAGCTAAGGAACTACGTATGGGACAAGGATAAGAACGGACAGTACATCAACGAGCCTGCGGACGGGCAGGCTGACCACCTCATCGATGCGACGAGATACTTCGTTCTCGGACGCATACTGGGCAAGATACAGCAACCAAGAACCAACTATCAAGGAATATTTTAGGCTATGACGATACAGGAAATATTAAGTTTGGATGATGACCTCAAGATTATAGGTTATCTCCGTCAGAGAAAGACACCGGCACCCGACACCCTGAAGCTCCTTCACGAGTGGGACCCGATGTTTCACGATGTAATGGATAAGGACAAGCGTCCCGATTCCAAGGTCCTTAAGAAGGAGGCATGGACGGACGACAAAGGCCTGCAGCATGAAGCGGTCTACGACACAGAGCCGGTGAACCGCATTCCTATACCATTGGAGCAGGACATCACCAATATTCAGACATCCTTCAGCGTGGGTAAAGAGCCTATTCTGAAGTGCACCCCCAATGATGAAGGCGAGAAGGACCTTCTCTCTGTCGTAAGGCAGGTCATCAAGCGCAACAAGCTGAAGTATCTGAACAAGAAAATCGTGCGCTCATGGTTTGCCGAGCAGGAGGTGGCCGAGTACTGGTATGTGGTAAAGGATGACGGCTTCTGGGCCAAGGTCCTTGCGTCGGTAAAGAGCATTGTCGGGCTCAAGGTCACCCCGCAGTACAAACTCAAGTGTGCCATATGGTCACCATTCCGCGGAGACAAGCTCTACCCACATTTTGATGATGCAGGTAACTTCGATGCACTGGCACGTGAGTACACCGTAACGGACGAAGCTAACGTGACGCACTCCTACTTCATGCTTCTTACCGACACCGAGGTAATCAAGTGGGACATCTCAAAGAACTTCCAGCGGGTAGAAGGAGAGTCCTTCCGCCATGGCTTCAAGAAAATCCCTGCCATCTATATGTACCGCAGGGAGACACTCTGCAAGAAGATACGTCCCATCCGTGAGCGTCTCGAGAAACTCGTCTCCAACTTCGCGGACTGTATAGACATGCACTTCTTCCCCAAGATTGTCGTGGAGGGAGACATGGAGAACAAGGCCCCCATCGACATCGGCAAGAGTAAGCTCATCAAGATTGAGAATGGCGGCAAGGTATACTACCTTAACTGGGAGCAGACCTCCGATGCGGTAAAACTCGAACTGGACAACAACCTGAATCTCTGTTACACCATGACCAAGACCCCGCGTCTCTCACTTGATGATCTGAAGGGAGCAGGCGACGTACCGAGCGGCAGGGCCTTTGATTTTCTATTCATGGGCACGCAGCTATCGGTGGAGAACCACTACGAAGAGATAGGCGAGTACATGCAGCGAAGGGTGAACTTCCTTGTCAGTGCAGTAGGCTCGATGAGCGCGGCACTCTCCAAGCCATCCGAGACAATAGACATCGATGTAGAGATGCAGCACTACTCACTTGATGATATGGCCGAGAAAATCAAGAATGCCAAGGATGCCTGCGGACAGCCAATAGCATCACAGAAGACCGGTATTCTGATGGCAGGCCTTGTAGAAGATGCCGAGGAAGAGTTAAAACAGATACAAAGGGAAGGAAATACACCAGCAGTAGCAAACAGTAATTCATAAGCAACCTAGCTTCAACATTTTGATTTGAGCAAGCAGCGCGCGGTCAGTGATGATAGCGCGCTTTCTTTTTCTGCACACCTTTCAAGTCGTGCGCTATCTCTTTGAGCCTTCCACATTTAGCACGAAGATGTATTGTATTTTTATGGTGGAATAATAATGCAAGCATTGTATGACAATACAAGAAATGATTTTAGCAGGACTGCAACAGAAATTCGCTGGGGTGGACACTGCAATACTTTCAAGAATCGCGGCCAAGAAGGCCGAGGGCATAACGGACGAGACGAAGGTGAACTCCATCGTTGAGGGTATCGCGTTTGCGGACGTACTAAATTCTTACGGAGACTTCCGCGCAGGAGAATCGGCACGTACATCGGTGGCTAACTATGAGAAGAAATACGGGCTCAAGGACGGCAGCAAGGTAGAGACTACCCCGCCGACACCTCCCACTCCTCCTATCCCACCCGTTGATACTCCCGACATTTCCAAACTCATTGCTGATGCGGTGAACGCAGCCATCAAACCTCTCAACGACCAGCTCGAAGCTGCGAAAACAGCCAAGGCGGCAGAGGCAAGAGCGGCACAGGTCATCGCCAAGGCTAAGGAGTACGGAATCCCCGAATCTCAAGCCAAGCGTTACAATATCTCCCCCGACGCAGACCTTGATGCCTATTTCAAGGATGTAAAGCAGGAGTATCAGAACATGGGCTTTGAGGGTAACAAGCCACCCGAGTCTGCCGAGCAGCGCATTGAACGCGAGAACGCGGGCATCGCCTCCATGATTACGGACGGCACAAAAGCGATTTTGGACAACAAAAAGTAAATTTTAAGGTAAAATGGCAGCAGGTACACATTACGATTTGAACCCCGAGTACAAGCCTCAGGAGTTCTACCGAGTAGAGAGCGGTGTGAGAAAGAGCGGTCCGTGGAAGTTGGATACTACCAACCTTTCAGCAGGTGCTGTTCTTCCTGTCTTCACACCCGTGCAGGCTGACGTCGAGACCCGCACCTTCGTTCCGGTAAGAAACGTTCGTGTTGCGGAGGCTTACGCAGACGGCACAGAGCTGAAAATCGAGAAGAGCCCACTCGTTTACGTGGGTATGTTCCTTGGCAACGGCAAAAACGGTGCACAGGTAGCAGCAGTTGACACTTCCAACAAGAACTACGACCTTATCACACTGAGCGCAGCATTCGGTGCAGCACTCGCTGAGGGTACAGTGCTCTTCGAGGCAACAGCAGCAGGCGGAACAAAGAAGAAGAATACAGCCAACTTCGTTACCTTCGACGAGAAGAAGGTAGACCTTGGCGGCACATTCATCACTTTGCTCATGCAGGCTTACGAGATTAAGGAGAGCAAGCTCCCCGTTCCTATCCATGAACTGGATAAGGAGGGCTTGACTTCACGTTTTCAGTTTGATTATTAACCTAAAGAGTTTGGAATATGTTGACAATACAGACATTATTTACCGACCCCGCTATCATGGCGGCAGTTATTGACCGTGTGCTCCAGACTAAGTTGGATACAATCTACTGGAAGCAGTACGGCTCTTTCCTTGAGACAAAGACACGCGTCTTCAAGACATACCTTGGCACAGTGACAGGTGTCGTAGCCGGTTCTATCATCGGCAAGAACGACCAGAAGCCGCTGCGCGAGAGACGCTCCCTTGGAAGCGGTTACACCGAGATTGCATATCTTGGCGACCGTTATCAAATGGACATCGACCGTCTTTCTCAGTTACAGGACATCATCGACAAGTTCAACGAGGCGAACACCGCAGATCAGAAGAACGTTCTGCAGGAGATTATCGATTTCATCTTCGACGACTATCGTCAGGTGCTTCTTGCTCCGCATAAGAGAATGGATATCGTTGTCGGTGAGCTTCTCATGACAGGTAAGTCTACAGTAAACCTTGCCGATAACAAGGAGGGTATCAGCCTTCTTAACATCGAGCTTCCGTTCAAGTATCTCACTCCCGAAGCATCGGATAAGAGCAAGTTCATTTCTTATCTGCAGTCTCAGATTGAGGCATTGAAGGCTAAGTATGGTGTGTTCTCCAAGATGATCATGTCACGCTCTACCTTCAATAAGAACATCATCGGATGTTCAGAGTTCGGTGAGAGCTTCAAGATGATTCTTGGCAACAACCAGTTCTACATCAACGGTGGCCTTATCACATCGGATATGGCTTCTTCTGTATTCTCAGGCATCGGCCTTCCGACTATCGAGATTAAGGAGGATTACGTGGAGAATCAGAACGGTGAGAACGTACAGGTATACGCAGACGACCGCATCACATTGCTGCAGTCAGACAACGTGCTGCGCAT